TGACTAAGATTGCAGAAGTTTACAAAGAAGCATACTAAACAGGGGGCCGTTAAGCCCCCTTCTTTTTTAGCTGCTCAAGAAACCACTCTAGCATTTTAATTAGTTCTTCTCGTAATTGATCTGGTTCGTTGCCTTGGTTACGTTGCTGCAGAAACTTCTTTGCTTCTTCTTCCAGACTCATATTGTAATATCCGTTTTAACTGCTCATAGTAGGCTTTGGTAAAACCTCTCTCCCACTCTCTCCACTGCATTGTGGCGGTATGATATGGGTTCCACACCTTACCACGTTTAAAGGCTGTATAACCCTGATCAAATTGAAACCTCAATGGGGCATCATACTTGCCAAGGTTACGTTCTTTACGAGAGAGTTTTTTAATGTTCATGCTGCTTCTCCTATATTGATTAATGTTGCTTCAGTGTAAGGTATATGGTAGAACTGTTCTCCTTTTATAATGTTCCTACCATATGCTTCTCGCAGTCGATCCTTTGTAAGGCTAGTATCTTTGATACGCCATGCCTGTTTAAGATCTTTGCGAAAGATGTAGAAATTTAGTACACCGTTATCCCCTTCGTATCTTTCTAACAGTCGGGTCTTGCGTTCTGGAATACGTATATCTTCCCAATGAGTAGGCCAATCACCTGACCACGCAATCTTTACCTCTGCTTCGTTTAAGTATGTATAGTCTTCCTTAGTGGACACTACATCAACTGTGTAATTCTCCTTTGTATCTATGATCTCGTGACCTACACTTTTTAAGTAAGTCACGAGTGTTTCTTTTGCAGGGGTATCATATGCATTATACAATGCGGTACTAAACTGTTTTCTTACTGGCATCATAGTCTCCTAGTATACGTTAGCTGCTTCTTTGATTATTTCCCATGTACCTTCGATCATAGGTATTCCTACTTCCGCAAGTAATCCTATTGTAACGAGTGTAGTTGCAAGCATTTGAATTAGTTCCATTGTATTTCTCCTTTATGTTAAGTCTACGATTTCACATACATCACCAGAGCAAGCCATAGTCTGCATAGCAACTGTGTTATCTTCTTGCTCGTACTCTGATAGTGCATTCCAGTTAATGCGGTCAGGCATCTTAGCCAGTAAAGCATTATATTCTTCTTCTGTACAGTCTTGATATGGTGCTTGTTGATAAGTATGATCAGAGTGTGGCAAGAATGACACACCTGACATCTCGTCAAAGTGTTTGAACACAAATGCGCCTACCTCTAACCATTCACTGTCACGTACAGAGATAGTCACACTAGGCTTGTGCTCACACCAGTGTCGTTGATACGTAAGCCACATCTCCAATTGTTCTATGGCGGTCATATCATTACGTGTTACTGCATTTGCAGGTGACTTCTGAGGGAAACTAAAGACTGTAGTTGTGTCTCCCTTAAACACGCAAGGTTCGTTTGGTATTCCCTGATCTTTCATAAACTGTGTTAAGGGATCTTTGTTGTCGCCTCTAACGGTTCTGATGTAATAGGGGGAATGACGGGCATGTATTCCACTGGCTGAGTCAACGAGTTGGGAGACTGTTCCAGAAGGCTTAACACAACTAATGCTAACAGAAGCATTAATACCAAGATGAGCCGCCCACTCAGCATTCGTTTCAACAGCGATGTTACGTAAATGGTCAAGGGTTTTCTCCAATCCTTTGTTTTGTGTGGTCATTAATGGGTTATCCATTATCCCTGTGAGAGACACACCAAGCAGTCGTTCCTCTTCTGTATTGCGCTGCCACACCTTTCGCAGATATGGGAACTTGGTGTAGGTTGATTGAATAGTTCCCAGAATGGTTGCAAGACGGACCTTTCTACTAAGACTGTCGATAGTATCTGTAGCCCTGACCACAACTTCTGTAAGATTACAGAACTGATATGGACGAAGAATGATTTCACTGCATGGATTAGTGCCAAACTCGTAGTTAGGATCACGTCTACCATACTTAGCAGCCTGTTTCTTAGATGCTTCACGATTAAATACTCCCCTCTCTCCAGACTTAGACTCTACCAGTGCAGTCCACTCTCGCATGAATGTTTCTACATCAGGCTTCTCTGTATATGCAACACTATTATTTGCCAAGGCACGGTGTGCGGCAGTCTCCCACCATTGACCTGACTTAGCATGACGCATACGGTCATCACTTAGATTGGATAGACTGATCATTGCTGATCTACGTACACCACCTACCACTACGATCTGACCAATAAAACACATCAGGTCATGGCACTCTATACTGGATAGTCTACGGCCCTGTGCATTCTTGAATGTGGTTACAGTAAAGTTAAACAACTCAACAAGAGGTGCAGGTCCACTAGCTCTACCACCAAACGTCTTTAGTCTTGCACCTGCAGGACGTACAAGAGAGACATCCCACTTGGGAATCTCACCAGCCCAGAGGAGTGCCAACAATTGTCTAAACGCCTTAGCCCATCCCTCCTTACTGTCCTTTACAACGATAGTAGTATCGCTTTGGAAGAGAGTAGGGATTTCAGGGAGCTTACTGATGAACTGTCTCTCAACACTGAAGCCAACACCAGTACCGCAGAGAAGGATGAACATAGCCTCGTCGAAGGACTTAGGATCATCTACGGGTAGGTAGCTACAGTTATACCCAGCAGTGTTGTCACGTTCTAATGCAGGGCCAGCAGTCATCATGGCTCTCATGGATGGCATTACCTCTAGCCCAAGTATAGCTTGCTCTATCTCGTACTTTAATTCTGAAGGTACAAGATCAGAGATAACATTAGCTGAGTAACGTGTTACTGTATCGTCCCATGTCTCACGACCATATCCATCAAAGTATTTTGCGTACCGTGATTTGTGTATGAAAGACTGATAGTCTGTGGGTAGATAGTTGCTCATCTTGTGTCTCCCGATCCAGACAGTGTGCCTTTCTCCTGACGTTGACGTAGCTTGTCAAGGTTAGCTTGTGCTACATCTTCCATCTTTAAACCCAAGTCTTTGCAGATAGCTGCAATGTACCACAGGCAGTCTCCTATCTCAGAGCCAATAGCTTCTTTATCAAGCTTACCATCACGTACAATCTTCTTTACTTTGTTTGCTACCTCACCAGCCTCACCTGCAAGCCCCAATGTAGGGTACAACACCTGTACTGATGCAGGATAAATTGCTGTTGTGGCAGCTTGTCTTTGATAATCATTCATGTTCATGCGTCAATCCTCTACTATTATTTTCATTGTCCTTACGTCCATTCCATCCACATCATGGATTAGATTACGTAATGTTTCGTCCACTTCTTCTACCACCATACCGTCTACTGGCATGGGATAGTCATCCTCATCCAGATCAATCGTCAAAAGTATCTTTACTCTCATTACTTTGATCCTCTATTAATGCATCCAGATACCATCTGGCTTTCTTCAAATCCTCTAGGCCGTTCTTATAACGATAACGCCAGAGGTACTTCATTATATTACCTTGTAAATAATACTGAAACCCATCACCAGTAGCCGCACGAATGGCATCTATGCATTCAATACCAGCTTGGTTGTAGTGTGGTGGGTTGTTTACAACATCTACCATTCGTACTCTCCTTTCAAAAGTTTACTTTGATTACGTTATCCTTACGTTCCGTAACCTTTGATTTCTTTTGTTTCTTCTCTTCTTCTAACACATTCTTTGCATACTTGTAAAGCATATCTCTGAACTTTACATTCTCTTCCATCAAAGGTACAGAGGCACAAAGCATAGACCCAAGTTGCATCATATGAAAGTAATCATCGTCTGACAATGTGTTATCCTGTGAGGTTACTAGTCCTACAAGTAACTCACCTGTCCATTCTCCTTTAGGATCAAGGAAGGGTGATAGCCGTACAAGTATATCATTGTCATCAATATCCTCAAAAACTGTAGCCATACTAACTCCTCTTCACTTTCTTAAAGGGGAACTGGATAAAATCTGGGTGCATGTTTTTACCTTTCTCCTTCAACCACTCTTGTGGTATTACACGGTCACTGTACATAAACTTATTCTTTTCACACCACGAAGCATACGTAGACTTAGCACCCTTACTTAACTTGCGTTTGCTACTCTCAAATACGAAACGTATATCCAGTTTAGGATGTTGTTTCTTGATACAGATATGTTTACGTCTGTCATCTGCAGTGAACCTGCCCTTAACCTCAACGATGATACCGTTGGGTAATATAAAGTCAGGGGTATAGGTGCGATACATCAAGTCTTCCCACTCTATCTTGAGGCATTCGTACTTGATAGGTATCTTGTTCTCTCGTAAAAAGTCTTTGACTTTTATCTCAAGACCACTCCTATACCCGTGCTTTAAAGCAGCTTTGAATTGCTTGTAATGCACTAGAACTTCCAATGAAGATCTAAAGGAAAGCTAAAGGAAGAGGTTGTGATACCTAGCTCCTTTAGTTCCTGCCTAACAGCCTCGTCTGCTTCTTTGCGAGCTTGCATAGCTGCACGTAGCCCTGCGTATTTAGCTTCACGTAGGGCTTTCTTCTTTGCTGCAAGTTCATGTTCCATTGCACTAATGTGTTCTTGCATCTCCTTGATCTCAGCATCTCCGATCATACGTCACTCCTTTCTACATATTGCACAATAGGTGGCTCCTTTGCTTGTGATACCTTGGATGGTATCTCTTGCAATGAAGGCCAACACTCCTGACGGAAGTCGCAGAACTTGCAACCTTCATCAAGCACATAGTTTCCTGTTGCTTTCCCCCGAAACAATTCGGGTACAGGGGAAAAGCACCG